AGCTCCCCTCTGCCACTAAGTGGCAGAACTAAAGCATTACTGCTCTAGTGCCGGTTAATAGTAAGGAGAATCTGGAAATATTACTCGTCGATATCTATCGAGAAGTAATTACCCCCAGCAACAACCTTACTATCGTCCGTCGGACTCACCAAGAATCCGCCGTTGATTAGGTTCATACCGTACTCACCAGCGTAATCGAAGAGATCAAGCTGGTCAGCGTTATGTTCCAACCAACGGTCGGAGAATACAACGCCCTTAAGAGCACCATTGAGTTCATCAAAGGATCTCGTACGGGCGCGTGTACTCTTGGGAAGGTCTCGGATAGTTTCGAAACGGAAAAGGTCCGAGTGGAGCTGGAGAGCCTCAGAGATAGCGGCGTAAACCTTACGGTTGAAGTCACTTTCTGAAAAGGTTTTTTCCAGTTCCGTCTGTAACTCGGAGCTCAACGTTAACTTTTATCTCCAGCTTGAGAGCAGGAAATAGAAGTTCCAGCGAGAGAGACCGGGTATCGATTTTCTTCGTTACCATGGTAGTACCTTTCGTTGGCGAAGCTTCAGAGAATTTCTCTTAGGTGACTTTGTTGGGTCACTGAGATATTCTTCTGAAATTCCGCGGTTCAAGTGGAAAAACAGAAGTCTATCATCATCGAGAAGTTCATCACTGTACTTCGTCGATCCTTCAACAAGGGTCAGCACTACGTACTCCGAAGTGTTGGTTTTCTTATTCCAACGCAGAGTGGGTGTAGGTGCCTCGCGGAAGAAGTGCCAACCAAGCCCAGCGCAAGTCTCCTGGACCAAGGGTAACTTGTACATTTTGTCGATGTACTGAGCTACTAACTCGGCCGTACGGGGAAAACCGTTTTTGAAGAGACGGTTGCCCATATGAACCCAGGAGACGAACTTACTGGAGTCTCGGTACGACTTTGGTGGGTCTTGACGTAAATATACAGGCGTCACAAGGACGCCGTTGAAATAGTCATGACCACACGACTCTCTGAAGAGACCTTGTGAAAAGCTCTTCTTCGAGTTTACCTTTAAGCCGAAGGCCTCAAGGTACTCAGTCGTTTTAACGATGCTATCCGCGGGAATAACGATGTCATCCCCGAAGACCAGGATACTCTTTCGAGCGTCTTCAAACGCTTGCAAGGATCTCGGTCGCCCCGATCTATTGAAGACCCTACGCTGATCACAGACTGCAGCGATGCAGACCATGAGAAAGCATACGGCCTCCACTGGAAAGGTAAGGGCTGAACCCATAGAAGCATACTTCCGAAGATGGACGATACGTCCATCCGGCATCACAGCCCTAGTAGACCGACACCCAAGCAGATGCTTGAGTGTCAGAGGGCTGTGTCGGAAAACGGCCTGGACTAGCTTGACGCTAACCCGGTCGGATGCTTCCGAGAGGTCTACCGTGGCTACTGAGCCGTTCACTGAACCTTCGTAGGCCGCTCTCTGATTAGGAGTTTGGTCATCGAAGTTCAAGTGGCGACGCAGCCCAGCCCGATAAAGACTCTTCACCAACCGCGCAGCTGTAAGCTGTTGAGCAAACTGCATTGCAGTCGGTTCGACGCATATAATGCGTGAGGTCTTCATCGTTTTCGGGACGGAAACTACCTTCACAGGTAGTTCGTCCTTCGGTAGGGTAACCTCTCTGTTCGACTGGTGTACGGTTGAGAAACCGTACAAATGCTCCCAGCTGAACAACTGATCCCATCTCTTGAGGAAACCGCGACTACGGTACTTCTCGTTGGCCCATGCCTTGTCGGCAGTAGCCCCCGGTCCATGCCGTGGTAAGATCGATATGTCTTCGATCATCTCAGCAAACACTGAATCTATCTTCGGAAAGAACCGTCGACAGACCCAGTTAAGTACTGAGACCTTCTCCTCAGGAAATGCAGGCGATCTTCTAAGATCGTCGTCTACACTCTTATAAGCCTCCTTAGCCCGTCGATCCCTCTCAGGATCGCAGACTTTGAAGACTTTCTTATAAAAGAGGCAGATCTGCCGTATGAGCTTCACGGCAAGCGAGTCTGGATGCGCCAAAATCGCTCCGGTCTTAGCATCAAAAACACGACATGTCAACCCGTGTAAGAAACACGGTAAGACAGATGTACCTTTAGGTCTCTTTCGAAACCTTGAGTACACCGAGGTCGCCACTCGTCCGTCGGATAAGCTCTTCTCGAGCCATTCAGCGAACAAGGGGAGAGTGATTCCTAGGAAGGATTCACCCTCGTTTTTGAACCGCGACAGAATTGTAGACTTGTCGCGATCTATCCTAGCACAAGTTTGAAAATGTGCTTCATCGAGTAGTCCAAGAAGGATCTCTAGGCTTTTCATAGATGCTCCTAAGAAAGGAGGGTTTCTATCACTAGCCTAAGATGTTCCCAGACGGCCTGCACTTTCGAGTGCAGACAACTCGTAAAGTCACTCCACGTAACGAAGGCGCAAGTGAATCCGACTTTCATCAGGATTCGAGCGCCAACAATTTCGTTGCGTTGGCGGACTGTGAAGACCAGCCTGCTACGCCGTAGAGAATATCAGTCAACTGCGAGTTTGTGAAACCCGCGGTTGGCCTATTCAGCACGACGTAAGCGCTGGCCGACACGTTCTTGGTCAAACCGGTGGACGGATCAACGTAGGTAGTATAGAAGTCAAGGCGAACCTCACTTCTCGTCCGAGCTCCCCTAGTATGGGTGATCTTGGCCGAGTAGAGGCCGTCCGACGTCTGATACTCCGACGCATAGCCGTCTGTCCGGATACGGGCCAATGACTTTGCGGTCCCTCCTGATAGGGTATTGGTTTGCCCTACAGAAATAGAGATGGGATCTGTGAACATGTTAGTTCCTTTTCTTGTTGTTGCGGAGCTCTCGTAGCTCCGTTATTACGCCCTTGGGGAAGAGTGCTTACTCCCCCTCGAGAGGCCTAAGGCGACAAGGATGGACCACTGGTAGGAGGACAACCCACCATAGGTGATCCCGAACCCGTAAGGATTCGCGACCTCCCTCTGCCGAAACTCGTAGGTTGTGAGGCTCACGCCACTCAACCGACGATCTGGCAGTGACCATGGACCACCATTACTCGTGCCCTGACGGACAATAACGGTACCGGGAGATGAGTACGTAAAGCGCTCTTCGCACATTACGTAAGCATACTCGGCAACGACTTGTCCACGGACACGAGTTATGATGTTACTCATGGCCGCACCAACCGAAGTAAACCAATCCAGAAGCCAGCTCCAAGGTATCAATTTGTATAAGATACTTGGGTCAGCAGATAAGCCTAAGAGGTCAGTAGCCAAGCCGAAGGGCTGGTTTTCTAACATCTCAGGTGTTATCTCAGGGATATAGAAGCGGTATTTAGCCGCATACGATATCCGACGCTCGTACGACTTAAGTACGGGATTGGAAACAGCCGTAGTCTGTCCAGATGGATAGAGGGTACTGGAAAGAGTAGGTGCAAACTGAGATGACGGCGCAGAAGAACGCGCAATATTCTCAGAAAACTCGTACTCGTTCAGAATTACCTTTCTCCGAATAGCCTTGCCATTGTGGCGGCGAAGCCAGAGTAGCTTACGATTCAACTTCTCCTGCATCTCTAAGAGAAACAGAAGATCTTGAAGCATAGGCCAAACTCCGAATGCGCCGTACAAATAGGCATCAGCTTTTGACTGAGACAGCTCTCTCGCACGCTGAAGGAACTCACGAATCGTTTTGGCCCCTGTCCAGGGACCTTTGCGACTCGCAAGTGCTTTTAGGCCTCTCATGGTTTGCGTAAGCATCCCTGGGAGGTCCTTCAGTTCGCCGATAGAAACACCCAAATTGTAAATTGGGTGTAACGGTTGTGTACGTGCCCAGCCTTTAGCCCCCCCCCGAGAGGGATAGAGGGGAAGGCTCAGGTGACGGAACGTATGGCCTCACGGCCATCAAACCGTCATACGAAGCTGTTGGCACGCTCGTGTAGTGCATAGACAAGCCGGGGAAACGCTGGATATGTACCTTTTTCTTGGTAACAAACAGCGGACCGCCTTGCCTATAAGGAGGACCTGGGTGTAGTTCATCGTTACACAGGTGACGTCCAGTAACAGCGGGAACGAATTGGTCGATGCCGTTCAAGACACCGGCTTTTTCGCCACCATACTGGACAGTGTAACTGCGTGAACGAGGGCCGAAGTTCATGAGCGAGACATCTCTGCCTCGCCGTGGCTTTCTGCGCCTCCGCCTTTTACGATGAGCCATTTTAAACCTAATCCTTGTGCTA